CTATTCTTCAACACACGTACACAGGTGGTGTTGCGTATCTCAGGGTCAGCGTGTTGCTGATCTCGCTCTAACCCCAGAACTATGTCGCTAAGTTGCGCGATTGCCGCTGATCCTCTGAGTTCTCCCAGAGAAATCTTACCGCCATCCTCGTGCGCCTTAGCGCCACTTGGTCTACGTAGGTGAGACACAAGGAACAACCCTACGCCTGTCTCCTGCACTAGCTTACGGAGATTAGTCATAATGCTGTCGATAGCCTTACGCTCGTCACCTGTCTCTTGGTCTGACACTACAATGCTGAGATGGTCAAGGATAATCCACTTGCAGTCTAGTCCTTTAGCCATGTAGCGTATGCGTCCTAGCAGGTTATCCTCATTGGTACTACCCCAGTGGTCAAACATAAAGATACGGCCTGACCCTAGCGTGTTGTCCCAGTATCCCTTCTTCTCTTCCTGAGAGACAGACTTGTCCAAGTGTAGCTGCTTGTTAGCCTCAATAGACATGATGCCTAATGCTGTCTTGGGGATGTCCTCCTCCAAGGCAAGGATACCTATGTTATCTTCCGTAGCTCCTAGCAGGTAATGCTCAAGCTCCCTGACAATCTGTGACTTACCCATGCCTGAACCTGAAGTAATAGTCACTAGCTCCTGCTTACGGAATCCATGTGTGTACTCATTGAGACACGCCCAAGGGTAGTCAATGGACTTGACATCAGACTGCTTGATGATCATGTCCCATGTCTCATTACCCGCAACGATACCATCAGGGCGATAGGCCTTAGCGTTCCACCACTCCTTAACAAAGTCCTGCACCTTACGTGCCTTGAGCATGTCACCTGCATCCTTCATGGATAGCTCAAGATTCTTTGCCTTGTTGGGGGTGAACAGATCAAGCACTGAACGTGCCGCCTCCTGTCCTGCCTTGTCACTGTCGAAACAGATGACTACATTATCAAAGGACTCTAGCCACTCAAGGTTTGCTTTGATGTCTTTGCTTGCTCCTGCCGCACCTGATCTGATGGAGACGACTGGCCACTTCCCGTCAAACATCTCGTTGACTGCCAGTGCATCAGCCTCGCCCTCTGTGATCGTAATGTATTTACCGCCACTCTTGAACGCCTGTTGACCAAACAACCCCGCATTATCAAAGCCTCCTGTTGCATAAAAGTTTTTAGTTTCTACTGCTCGTACCTTAGTACCTATCACCGCACCTGTATCCTTGTCATGGTACGGGTAGTGATGCTTGACAATTTGTCCGTCAGTGCCGTACTCAACTGTAACACCATAGCGTTTTGCTGTGGCTTCGTTGATACGTCTATCAGGGATTGCCGCTACTACTCCTGTCATCTCTAACGACCTCTTAGGTTTCTGTTGAATGCTTATAACCTGACCGTCACCTCGTTCGTAGTGGTTACAGCCGCCTGAGAAACAGACGGCATGACCATCAGAGTATCTAGCCAAGTTATCCTTAGAGCCACACGCAGGGCATGGCTCATGTCGGACAAAGGTAGATTCAACTGCCATTAAAAGTCCTCGCCTCCTTCCTGCTCTGCAACTTCCAGAACCTTGACCTTATTCAGGTAGGTAGACGTTCCATGTACAGGGTGGGGCTGACCTTCTGCCCACAACAAACGTACCTTAGAGCCACGGCCAATGCGTCCTGCAAAGGGATTACCATCAGCGTCTAAGACAGGCACATCATACTTGGTGCTGAACTTACGCTGTTTAGTACCCTCGTACTCACGTAGCTTGACACCCATACCTGCTAACTGCTCTGCGGTTTGCTCGTCTAAGCTAATGACAACTGAATACTTGCCGGTGGATTGACCCTGATACATCTCATGGGTGTCTAGGTTTTCAAATGCTAATGTACCTTCTACTACTGCCATATTACTATCCTCTACTAGATTGTTAAGTGCTACTTAGTTATAACTTGTTACAACTTAAGTAGCGTTTGGTTGAAACTTTAAAGATTAATAAAAATATTTTCCCTTAACTACATGATTATTATATCAGGCATTCAGGACTGTGTCAAGTTCTTTTTCAGATAAATTTGGAAACTCTTTTAGTATGACCTCCATCTCGCTACTCTCTGCCATAGCATCGTCAGAGTGAGAGGCGCACACATTGCATAGATCAAGGTGAAAGCCTGTATGGTGGTCAATTCGTTTAAGCTCATACTCATTCAGTATTGTGTCACATGCTTTACATCTACTCATTAGGGAATACCTCGCTGTACTTTTGCACCATGTCGGTGTATGAATTACTGTAATACTCGTCACGCATCTGCTTAGTGACTCGCTGTGTCAACTCAGATAATGTCATACAGTATACCTGATACTCAATCAACTCGTCAACCATTACATGTGCTTGCGGTTCTATCCAATCACTAGGCTCATAGTCATAGCCTAATAGTTCCTCTTTGATTTTACTCATACGTCTACCTCCTCGTACACGCGACCATAGCTAATCAAGATGAAGGGCAAGTGTAGTAGTACGCCTTCAAAGGGCATGGCCTCAGTGTTGCCCGTGTCTTTGTTGTAGACCCAGACGGCACGGCTGTCGGCCATCTCAAGGTACAGTCCGCAACCATTGATTAGTTCTATGCTTAACATTCTACCAAATATCATCATACTATTCTTCTCCTAAAGTTTTATCCACAGTAAACAGACGCAAGTATTTATCGCCCTCATTATAACGGTATCCATTATCTAGCTCAATAGTAGGGTATACAGTACAATGCACAGCTCCTTCCCTGTCCTCGTAACCCTCACCTATACCTTCATCCCAACAGTTGATGTCAAAAAACTTATCACCTACCTGTATCTCAGTCCATGTCTCCTCGCCATGTCCAGTGTTGACATAGAACTCGTCAAAGACAACCAGTGCTTTTTCGTTCGCCTCCTTTAGCTCCTCGTCGGTGATCCATAGCTCCGTACTACAGGAGTTTAGCACACGTAGCTTGCTCTTGTCCATCTCATTTAACATCTTGATAGGGAATCTAATCTCCACGCTACAAGGGTCTGCGTCCATGACATGCCAATCCTTAGAAGGGCAAGTGTCTAGCCAATCAAAAAATTCTTTATCAGTCATTGCGATACCTCCTGCCTATCTTCTGGTAGCTTTACATATACCCAGTAATCCGCAGTGCTACCCGCAGGTAGCTCCCATAAACTAGGGTACTCTGAGTTATCGTTGGTGTAGTCTATAATATCACCACGCACACCACTTATAATCATATACTTATATAAGCACTCCATTGGTCAGACTCCTCGCGCAATGCGCTTTTGTTTTCCTGCCGCACTCGCTTGTTGTGCTTGCGTTTAATCTTCTTTACTTCACCGCTACGCCATTGTAGCAGGGTACGAGAGGCGCGAGAGAATGCATCGTACTCGTCACCTCCTTTTAGCTTGATACGTTTAGTCATCTAACCTCCCTATTCTATCTGCGTCTGCCATTAAATCCGCAAGAGCCTCGTCAATCTCCCATTGCTCCATTGGCGCATAATCATCTGCGTCTGGTAAGTCAAAGCCGTGTGGCTCGTCACCATGCAACCAGTCCTCACAACTACCGTTCCACGTTCTACCCATAATATATACTCCTAGTTATAACTTGTTACAATTAATTAAACAAAGTAGACAAGGGATTTGATAACATAAAGAAAAACCCAAGCCATATTAAGTATGTCAATGATGCGATACTACACCAACCAAATACTTCTGTCAAGAACTTTTTTCTATACTCTCGCTTTTGTTTGCGGATCATTGCGCTATTCATTAGTCAAGCCCTCCTTCCACTAGTATTATATCGCCCACCAATGGTGGCAACCCATGTTTAAACACGTTATCCATACCTACATCTAACCACCACAAATCAGTAGCCCTTGTGTTAGGCTGTAGGCCTTCCAATAAGCCCTCTTCGTTGATTACCAAGTGATCGCCATTAGATAGATAGACTAGCTCAATTCTACCACCGACAAATTCTTGCATATCCTCTAAGGATGGTCTTTCAGTTTCACGTTTTACAGTCCAAAATGCTGTCATTGTTTATACCTCTACAGTTTCTATTAAGTTGCTGATTTGTTTTAACATACTCTTGCCATGTGCAGGGTATGCTACTATTGACACGGATTTATCCCAACAAGCGCGACATGTGCCACACTTGCCTTCTCGCGTACTAGCTCCACACAGTTCCATGTTCTCCGTCAAATAGCGTCTGTCTGGTACAATCGTTGAGCTATTCGCGGCATTGTCCACAGTTTCACCCAGTACGCCATCACTAGACAATCTGACAACAACATTCGGCAATAGTTCCATTAATGCAATGACCGGCTTAAACTTGTCGAACTTGTGCATTCTAGTAGGTAGCCAATGCCTAGTCCAAGGAGTCCTACGCATTACCTCCAACATCTTGGTAGCTAGTCGAATGTCATACATATCACCGGAGTCGAACCACCGGAAATAGCGGTCATTGTCTAGTTCTGCCACCATTACATCTACCCAATCATCATTACGCCAGTCATCTTGGTTATGCAATCGCGGTGCTTTTACGTTTGGGAATCTGTAGTTCCCGCTAGTGGCATAGCATCCCTTGCATGCGGGTACTAAGCCACCGTTGCTATCTTTGCTAGCCGGACAGGTAGTCAGTGCTTCAAGCGACCAACTACGGCATGGCATCTTGCTAGGTTTACTGAATTTCGGTTGTGCATTCATTTTATATACTCCAATAATTGTAACTTGTTATAACTCTATCCACAAATGCCGCCAGTGGATGCACGGCATCTAGTATATAGCTATCATGCCGCTTGATCAAGTGGCTCTAATGCTTCCAGTAATTTACTCTTGATCTCGCACAGCGCAATGTCTGCATTGATCATTGCGTTAGCTAGCTCGCTGTTTTTCTCTACCTTGACGCACTCCTCCGCAAATGCAGACACTTGGAATATAGCTTCTGCCAGTGCTTCAATTGGTGGCAGTGCTTTACCCGTTGGTGACATTACGTTCGCGCCTTCAGATGCAGTACCTTCACCAGTACCTTCTCCACCTTCAGCACCACCAGTGCTACCACGCTTCTGTACCTCTACCAGTTTGCTATCCTTGACGCACATAGCCGGTTTATCAATATCTAGCTCCTTGTGTACTGCTTTGGTGACTCTGTTGAATATGGAGCGTATGACTGCCAGTGTTGGCTTGTCTGTTGCACATTGCTCCCAAAGTGCTATCAAGGGCTTGTCTGCTTTAATGTCACCACCACAGTGCGCCATGTATAACATTTGAACGACTGTAGTCACTTTGGCCTTGATTGCTGTGCCTAATACCATTTCCTGTCCTAGATCTTTCGCTTGTTTGATTGTCAATGTAGCCATGTTGTATTACCTCGTTTGTGTTTGTGTTCGCCTATTGTATCCAATTGGGCAACGGTTGCAAGCACTAGTTCAATTATTTTTTGTAACTTGTTATAACTTGTCGCAAATAGATAACTCATGTCGCTAATAGATACTGCTACCTTTATACGTATGTTTTGCTTGTGTGGTCTAGTGTGGTCTATAGGTATCCTACGGCA